TTACTGGCCCGGTTTGACATTCTTCGTTCGCCGTCTGTCCAGTTCGGCGTCGAAATCCTTGATCGTCGCGGACATGCGGCTCGTGTGATCGGCGCGACGGGAATAGTGCCGCGCCATCGCGTCGGTCTTCTGCCCCAGCATGATCCGGATCGTCTCCGGATCGTGTCCCATTTCCGAAAGGATCGTCGCGACCGTGTGCCGGAGCCCCTTCAAGGTCAGGCCAGGCCTGACCTTGCCCTCGGCCTCGAGCGCCAGCTTGACGCGACGCCATGATGCCCTGAAGCCCGAGCCAGTCCATGGTTGCCCGCGAGAGTTGGCGCATACAGTTATGGCATCGTGCGTCGGCGCATCCCTCAGCGCGTCCGCTACGGGCGAGGGCGCGGGCAACCAGACCGGAACGCCCGTCTTACCTCTTCGGGTATCGATCATGCCGCCCGTGATCGCCGAGCGCGGCAATGAGAGCGCGTCCTGCGGGTCGAGGCCGCAATACATCATCAAGGCCATGGGAAGGCGCATGGCAGCCGGCAACGCGTCCATGACGGCATGGCGCTCATCGTCCATCCATGGGCGGTTCGCTTCAGGCGCACCGCGCGGCCGGCGAATGCTGCGAATGCCCTCGGCCGGATTCGAAGCCAGGTATCCGCGCTCACGGCCCCATGCGAACAGAAGGCTGAGAACGGTCCGCGTGTAGTTTCCGAACCGTCGACCCTTCGCCTGGGCCGCCTTGTCACGAATCTTGACCACCATGGGCGAGGTGAAGCGCGTCAAGGGTGTGTCGTCGATCGCCTGGAGATAGTCGAAGACGCGCTGATAGTCCGCCTGTGTGCGCGCTGCCAGGTCCTGGAATTCGGCACTGGCCTTGTAGCGCTGAACGAGAAGCCCGAGTGTTCCGGGCTTGGCCGCGAGTCCCTTGCCGGCGAGGCGGGTCAGGCGGTCGCATTCGGCGATGAAGCCTGCCGAGCCGACAGGATGCTTGTCGAGGTCGATCGGCGTGCGCGTGGCCCGATGATAGCAGCGCCACTTGCCGTGGCGGTCTTTGAAGATCTGGAAGCCCTTTATCCGCACCCGGCTCATGACAGCCGCGCCAGGATTTCATCGTCGGCGTCCGCATCCTCGGCCGACAGCGCATCGAGCCAGCGATCGAGCGCGTGACGATCATAGCGGACAAGGCCGCCGGCGATCTCGACTGGCTCGACATCGCAGACCGCCGCGAACCGCCTGGCGGGAACGCCGCAATATTCGGCGGCTTCGCGCGCCGAGAGCATGCGACGGTTGACGACAACGATGTTCAGGTTCGTGGCGGGCATGGCCATGATCCTTGTCCGGTTCAAGCCCCACGGGCGGCGAAGCTGACGAAACCGCCCGTGGGGTGTGCGGGCGGCCAGGAGATAAAGACCGCTCGCGGGGAATGCGGGCGCGAGGTGTGGGCGCCCGCAATTGTGCATCACTCTCCGGGGTTGAAGTAGATGGCGCGGTGATCATAGGCGCCGCAGCCGAAATCGAGCGTTGCCCGGACCTCGAGCCCCCGGCGATTCCAGCCGTCGCGCGTTTCGATCTGCGGCCCTTCGGCACCGCTGAGATAGCCGTGAATGAAAGCCGGCCGGCTCTTCGGGTCGGCAAGCACCCACCATCCGACGCCCTCATAGCGGCTCTCGACCTCGACGCGCAGCTTGCCGCCAAAGGGATTGACTTCGGCAACCTGGGCGGGCGTCAGGTTCGCGACCAACTGCTCGGCGGTCGTCTCCAGCGCCGGCCCGACCAGGATCACGGCCGGTGCGACGCCGGCCCGACCGACACCGTTGACGTTTGTCTGCAAGCGCATCGCCTTGCGGGCATCGGACAACGTGTCTACGCTCGGCGCCGCGCCCGTCCCGGCCAGGTTGCCATGGTCGGCATGGAAGAGCGCCTTGCCGTCGCCAAGCGTCTGGCCGCCCATCGAATTGGCGCTGAGGATCTTCCAGAACTCGTCACCCTCGGTCGTGGCCGACGCTTCGGCGAAGCCGAGCAGGACCTCGGTGAACACGTCCAGATCATCGTTCATCATCGCCTTCCGGCTTAATGCGAATATTCTGGCATACTCTTCGAGCTGGAATGCGCCCTTGTCGTCGATCTCCATCGTCCCGTGACGGATTTCACCATCCTCGGCGAGCCGCTCCAGGCGAGGTGCCTCGCCAGGCCGGATGAGCTTGTTCCTGCGGAAGTCCGAAAGGTTCCGTTGGCGGGAAAAGAGCTTCAGCGGGGATCGCTCCGCGCCGTACCGCTCAAGAAGCACACGGTTGGCACCCTGTTCGAACAGGACCGGAAAGTCGCTGACCGTGTGCATCGAACGGCTGTCGCCACCCCAGATCGACGACTCGCCGAACATGGCGCGGTCAACCACTTCCCGGTCGCTCATGCCACGGGTCGAGGCCCCGTTGAGCTCGAGGAACGATCGCATCATGGACGGCATGGATTGGCCGGCGAATGGATTATCGGCCGCGTCCCCAGAGCCGCCGAGCCGCATTGCGATCGCGCTCACCAGGTGATTGCGGGTGGCCACATCCTCGCCCATCAACCGGTCGTCGCCGCGCCGAGGTGAAGTCGGGTTCGCTCTCGAACGCTCCGCCAGGGTGCCCAGAACGCGGACCCTGGCCTCGTCGATCGACGAGACGCCATCGAAGGCATCTTCGATCTCGCGCTCGGACAGGCCTTGTCCGGCTGCATTACGGCGCAAGTCGGCAAACTCGCGACTGGCGATCATCGAAGGCGGCGGCGTCTCCTGCGGCACATGGCCTTCGGAGCGGATACGCGTGTTCGGATCGGCCGGCACACTCACGATCGAGACCTCATGCGGCGTCCATCTCTTGGCCACGATCTCGACCTCGCCATCAGCGCCGCGCGTCTTTTCGTGCTCGTTGATCGCATATCCGATCGACACATTGCGGATCATACCTTCCTGGACCTTGCTCATCGCGGCGCGACCTTCGGCGCTATCCGAGAAGGTCAAGGTTGCGATTAGCGAGCGCCCTTCGAATCGCACATCATCGACGCGCCCCACGATGCTCGCGACATCTTGCCGTTTGTGGCTGTCGAGCACCGGGCCGCCGATCAGTCGGGAAAGGTCCACATTTTCCGAACTGCAAAGCAGTTTCTCGGTGCCATACCAGCGACTGACCGGGGTTTCCGTCGCGATCACAGCGGTAACGGTTCGAGCCTCGGCGTTCAGCGTCTTCGGCCGAGCTTCAAGCAGTCGCTCGAATGTCTGGCCGGAAAGATTGCGGGTAAGGAACGGTGGGAGATTCATTTTGGTCTATCCTATCTGGTTGAACTCTCAAGGGTGCCCGCAATCAGCGGGCTCAGCGTTCACACAGCCGCGAAAACATGGTCGCGACGACCGACTCGATTTGAATAATGCGGACCGATGCTACGTTGGCAGGGTTTGGGCTGAAGCCAGTTTCCACCGGTCTGAAGAGATCGCCCAAGCTATCAGCGTCGGCGGAAGTGAAGTGCTGGACCATAATGTCCACGCCGTCCGGCATTGTGTCGTCAAAATGGCACAGGACGCCGATGTAGTTTTTCGTGTCGATCTCCTGGCCATTCATGATCGCGTCATGGATCTTGTTGAGCAGAGACGCTACATCCCCCCGATCAACCCAAGCGTAGGCCTCCTCGATCGAGAAGCCGAGCCGCTCCAATTCGACCATGAGGGCGACCTGATAAGCTTCGACAAAGCTGTATCGCTTGTGACCTGTGCCCGTGCCCAGATCGAACTGGCCACGCGAGCGGCGGAGCCGAATCGTGTTGGGCTCAATCGATGCCGCAGCGCAAACCTGAGATTGCGTGAACAGAGCGGGATTCGTCATCGCCATTTCTCCAAATCATGTCAGGTGACATGCTGTATGCTTCGGCCGACGTTGTCAACATGTCACGCGACACGTTTCGCCGACAGCTGCTCGTTCCGCCAAGCTCGCGCGAGTTCCTCCTCGGCCGAAACCACTTCTTGCCAAGCTTCGTCACAGTCGCGCTGCTCGGTTTTCGGCGTGTAGGCGGGATCGAAGAGCTCGAGCTCGCGGATGCTCCAGCGCAGTTCAGCCCAACGGGCGATGGCTTGGTCATACCGGCGCCTCGCCTCGATGACCTGGTAGGGCACGAAACGGCCGTAGATCGGATCACCTTCATCGGCGTGCGAGCCGCCGGCGAAGGAAACGGCAGCGAAGTCGGCGTTCTGGCGGGCGATGGTGTTCATGTCAGACAGTCCTTGCAGCTATGATCAGGATCAAACATAATGTTCAACATTATCTATTTAACACCACTGCGACAAAAAGTGCAAGGAAACGTTTTATGTCGATAACACCGGATCAATGCCGCGCAGCGCGCGCATTGATCGATATTGGCCAGAAGGAGCTGTCAGAACTCGCCGATGTGTCGAGGGGCGCCATTATCGATTTCGAGAACGGCAAGCGCGAACCGATCCCCAATAACCTAAAGGCAATCCGCTCCGCCCTCGAAGAGCGTGGCGTGATCTTCATCGAGGGAAACGGCGAAGGACCAGGCGTGCGGCTGCGCAAGGGCGCCTGAGGGCCATCATTCGGCCGTTCCCGCATCCTCCATCGTCCGCCCAGGATTGCCCCGAGCACGGCGCCGGGCCAGCCGGCCGGCGGCGCCCTCGAGGCGCTGCACCGCGCCGTCGACGGCGCCCTGGATGCGGCCGACCGCCCCGTCACCGATCGCCTCGCCGAGTGCGTGGGCGCTGCCGCTGATTCGGCCGACCGCCCCATCGCCCAGGTCCTGACCAGCCCGAGCCGCCGCCTCCGTCAGCGAATGGCCGGCTTCCGCCGCGCCCTCGTTGAGCGCCGCGCCGGCATCGTCAGCGCCCTGCCTCAAGACGCCTTCCACCTCTTCGGCCTGGCGCTTGAACTCAAGCAGCCGATCGGCAGCGCCAGCCGCCGTCGCGGCCGCCTCGGCTTCCGTTGCGCCCTGGCTCAGCACGCCCGGGCCGGCTTCCAGATCCTCGAAGGGAATGATCGGCGGTTCATTCCAGCCATAAGGCAGCACCGGCGGCGCGATCGGTGTCATCGGATGCAGCGCCGCCGTATCGAGCTCAATCGGCACGCTCGCCAGGCCGCCCGACCAGTCGGACGACGGCACCGTCATCGGCCCCGCTCCGGGCTCCGGCCGCGATCGTGGAAGCGGTACGCGCCGCAATGTGTCCTGATCAGCGATTTTCGTGCTCACCAGGGCGGCGTCAAGAAAGCTCAGATCGCCCGCCGTGAGGTTTTCCGTCAACGCGGCGGTCTTCTCGTCCCGATAGCCGCCGAGCCACGCATAGCGGTCCGTCTGCGCCTGATCGTCCAGTCCGAAGATGCGCGCCAGGCTGTGCCCGGTGATGCCCCACCATCCGCGTCCCTCGGCCTGCATGCCGTCCACGACCGCATCGTCATAGGTCTTCAGCTCGGACACGTGCTCGGCGATCTCCGCGACCTGTCCAAGCGTATCGGCAAGCGGCTCCGCCGCGATGTGCCCGACGCTGATCGAGATCGACTGGAAATGGTTCTTCATGATCTCGAGTTGCGCGTTCAGGTTCTCGAGCTTGCGCTGCGACAGGTCTCCGACCGAGCCGACATAGATGTCGCGGTCGTTGATCGCGTCATAGTTTCGCTTCACCTCGTCCACACCTTCCGCCAGGCGATTGATCTCGTCATCGAAACCCTCGCCGAGCAGCGCCCCCAGGACGCCGATCCGCTCCTGACCCGGCATCGATCGGAGCTCGTAGAGCAGATCAAGCAGGGTGCCGCTCGCATCGTCGGCGAATGCCATCTGGAATTCCTTGATATCGCCGACCAGCATTCTTAGCGCCTCGCGCGACTTCGGTGACAGGTTCTGTGGAGCGGCCAGCTTGCCAACCAGCGTGTCCATCGCCCGTGCCGCCGTCTCGGCCGGCATCTTCAGGTTCAGCAGGGACGAACCGAGGGCGGCCGTTTCTTCCGGCGTGAAGCCGGCGCTCTTGAGCGATGCGCCAGCGCCATCGACGAAGTTCACGATATCGGCTTCATCGGCGATGCCGCTGTCGGCCAGGTAGTTGACCAGGTCGGCATATTCTTCCCAGAGGTCCCGCCGCAGCCCGAGGCCGGTCTCGAAGCCCATGAAGGCGTTGCCGACAGACTCGGCCGTCATGTCCCAGGCATCCGAGACCATCGTCGTCAGACGGGCGAATTCCTTGAGCTGGTCGGTCGCCAAACCGCCCGCTGCGCCGCGCTCATAGGCGGCCGCGATCTCATTGATCGAGACAGGCACCTCCTTCGACAGATCGAGAATCTCGCCGCGAATCTGTGCCATCTGCTCGCGGGTCGCGCCGGCCTTTTTCTCGATGTTGAACAGCGCGTCTTCGAAGTTGCCCGCGAGGCGGACCGAATTCACGGCCAGCGCCCCAAGGGCGGCCGGCCCGACATACTGCATCGTCGCGGCCTGCAGCGAGCGTGCGCCACGGGCAATCGCCGACTGCTTGCGGTTGTACCGCTCCGCCTTGCGCGACACGTCATCGAGCTGCGCGCCTACCTGGGCGAAGGCCTTGGTCGAGCCCATCTTCGAGCTGAGCTTCAGGACCGCTTCGATCGTTCGCTTCATGCGCTTGTCTCCTCGATTTCCAGGTTTGGCGCGTTCACCGCCGGTCCCTCACTTGCCCCGGCCGACTGGCCGTCGAGGGACAGAACCCGCATGTCCGCCGCGATCTTCCGCATCACCTCATCGACCAGATCGCGCAGGAAGCGCCGCGCGGCCGCTTGGTCGCTGACCAGTCCGGCGTCGTGCATCGCCTGGGCAGCACGCGGGATCATCGCGACGCGCTGACTGACGCGCTCGGCCACCTTGCGCATCGCCATCTGCACACCATGCGCGCCGTCCACCGCCACCAATTCGCCCTGCATCTTGGCAAGCTCGAGGGCCTTGATGCGAACGTCGATCAGCGCTCGTTCGGTCTGGGCATCGCGGAACCGGCTGTCCCGTGTCGGAGCACCATCCGGATCATCGTCCATCAGCCGGCGGGTTTGCTGGGCCGTCTCGCGCATCGCGTCGCCGTCCGCTTCGACCGCGATCTCGAACTTGGCGACATCGACCAGGACGTTCCGGCCGCTCTTCCGGGTCAGGCCCTCGTGCCGAGCCGCCAGCCGCCGAACTCGCTCGTGCATCGACTGCGGCCGAACGCCATAGCGGCGGGCGAGGTCCGAAATTGTCAGCCAGACGATCTCCGTCATTTCAGGTCTTTCAGGGCTTTCAGGTCAGCTTTGGCGATCGAAAATTGAGCGAAATCCGGGGGTCGTCCCGCCCCGTGTGCGGGCGAGGCCGGGAAGGACCCGAGGGGGTGAGGGGGCGACTTGCGGGGCGCGGCGCCAGCCGCGCACTTCGCCGGCATACATACCCCCCCCCAAGCGGGGGTATGTATGTAATACATAGGGGTTGGAAGGAACACCGTTGGAAGCCTTGCAAACCGGGCGTTGGAACGAGTTGGAAGGGCGTTGGAAGCGGAGCGTTGGAAATTCCATGGCAAACCAATGGAAACATTGGTCTTTTTGCCTTCCAACTCGATATGGTTGGAAGGGGGTTGGAACGAGTTGGAAGTCACGTTCTTTCCTCCGTTCGAACGAGTTTCGAGCGCCGCTTTGATGGCGGTCCGAACTCCTGAACTTCGATCGCGCCACGCTCCAAAAGCGTCTCCATGGCGCGTGCAAATCTCCACTTTGAGACACCATCGGCGCGGTTGTGATTGGCAAAGCGTGAGGGTGCATAATTCGGCCCAGGCATCGCCGAGACCGTTAGCGATTGCCTCTCGTGCAAATCGAGGAGAAGCATGAAGACCCGCTCGGCCTTGTCGCTGCCGCCGCACGTCTCGGCGCCTGGCGAAGCTTGCCCCGAGGCCTTGAACACGCCGGACTCCCATCGAAGCGCGACCTCTTCGCCGGTCGGCGCATAGTTGGCCTTCTTTCTGACGAGGGAGCGCGCGTTGGGATCATCCTCGGTCTTCCCGCCAAACCCATCATCTGCCACGACCCTGGATAGGTAGAGCCGGGACCGAGCAGAGTTCGACCAGTGAACGGACCCCGCGTCGCCGGTCCCGCTTGCAATTCCGGAGCGAGACGGATGCGCCAGCAGCACCACGGGACAACCGACCCTTATGGAAACCGACGTCAGCAGCTGCATGAACTGCTTTACGTGCGCGGCGTTGTTCTGGTCGCCCCCGAAGACATCGATGGCATTGTCGATAACGATCAAGGTCGGCTGCGCGGCCAGCGTGGCGCTCAGCAGGGCGTTGAAGACCTCGGTTCGGCCTATGATGCCACGCCGATCCGGCGCGCCCATCACGCAATTCTGACCGGCCATCGAGGCGATCAGCAGACTATCCAGATCGGCAAACACGACCCCGAGGTGCTGGTTGATCGCGTCGAGTCGAATGTGGACCTCTTCGACGGGATCCTCGGCATTGAAATAGAACACACCGCCCCGCGAAACGCTCTGTCCGAGCCACGGCCGCCCGGTCACCGTCGCCACCGCAAGCTGCAGCCCGATCAGGCTCTTTCCCGTCCCGCCATCGCCGTATAGTAGCGTCACGCCCTGCCGCGGGATGAACCCCCGCTCGTCATGAAACTCCCGTTCGGGAACGGGCTGGCCGCTGAAGTCCGAAGCGGAGATCGTTGGCAATGAAGGCGGCCGCGAATCGCGACCAGGTGAGCCCAAGGGCGTGAAACCGTCCGGTATCGCGTCGACCACGTTCATCTGACCTGTCGCTCACTGTCGGCCGGCACGACGATCATGTCGGGGCGTATGACGCTGCGTCGAACGCTGTCGATCCATTCCCCGTGCCGACGATTTTTGGCGCAGATGCGCCCTGGAATATCGAGCATCTGGCGAGCTGCCACCCTTGGCTCGACGATCACGGCGCCTCGAAAGCCCGCCTGGAAGAACTCAAGCGGATTGCGGTGCATGATGAGGGGCTGGCCGAAACTGTAGGTCGACGGATTGAAGGCCTCAAAGCCGCCGAGGATACCGCACCTTCCGAACATGGAGAGGACCTGAGAAGGCTTCTCGGTCGGCCAGGCGACCAGATCGAGCACAGTCGTGCCATCTTCGGCCAGCGCCTCGAAGACGACAGCCTTTTGCCCGTCTAGCTCGAAGTCGAACCGCCGATTGCCGCAGTCCACGATCTCGGTGACCGTGAAGATACCAATCGCCATCGACAGCTCGGGCACGGAATGGATTTGATTTGAGCGCGCGTAAGCGAGCGTCGCATCGAAGTTGTGACGGGCATGCGCCGCCTCGAGAAGCTCCTGCCGCGCGGCCAGCAGTTCAAGCCATACACTCATGATCAAGCACCGCAATGAGGTTTGACAAACCGCCTGCAAGTGCTTGTTTTTTGGAGCCCGGTTTGACAATCAGACCGGCGTAAACCATTGAAACCACGCGATTAAGCCGAGATTGAAAATCCGCGTGTCGGTGGTTCAAATCCGCCCCCGGGCACCATTATTCCTGAATGAAATGAACGAGTTGGGCCCCGCGCCAGCAATTGGGCAAAGACGCAGAACCATGCCGGGTTGCGCTTGGGTATCATTTGGGATCGGCTTGAACGAAAGAGCCTGAAACGGATTGGGTATCATAATCCTTGTGGCGGGAGTTCGAGTCCCTCCTCCGCTACCAAAATTCTTCAATTGTTTCAGATAGATGAAGCCAGTCGCGGTCCGTGACGACGGTTCCCGAATGGCGCTGGGTGTCATTTTGGGTTTCAGGCGCGTGCGCATAAATGGGATGGTTTAGGATCATCGACTTCCCTGCTGCAAGGTTGTGCCAGAAACGCCTGCAGCTTTTCGGATAGGATCGCGGTATCCTTCGTCTCACACTCCCAAATGACGAGAACCTGCCAGCCCAACTCTGTTAGCTGGCATAGCACGCGCCGATCACGGGCTTGGTTCTCACCGAACTTCTTGCTCCAAAAATCTGTTCGTGTCTTCGGCGTCGTCGTCCTTGAACAGCCAGGATGACGATGCCAAAAGCAACCGTGCACGAAGATGGCTTTGCGCATTCGAGGGAAAATCAGATCGGGGGTTCCGGGCAAATCTCTCCTGTGTAGTCGAAAGCGATATCCTAGGTTGTGCGCTGCGCGGCGCACGGCCATTTCAGGGCGCGAGTTCTTGCTGCCGATCTTCGCCATCAGCAGGCTACGTGCTGCGGGCACCGCATCGGATTTCGGCAATTCGCCTTCCACGGGCTCTCCTCTAGCTCCATATATGGGGGAGATTGTAGCGTCTATGACATGGCAAGGAACTGGCAGCATTGCACGCGAGGTAGGAAAAAGTAACCATATCCGCCTAAACGTCACGGGCGCATTACTGGCGCATTTTCAATCTCTCTAAATGTAGAGTTATTCAAGGAATTTAAGGGACGAGGGGTCATGGTGAAATTTGCGGTGCGCGCGAGAGCTGTCGACATGCTCGGCCGCCAGCAAATTGCCGGCATACCAACGGCCATCCATGAACTATTCAAGAACGCCCATGATGCTTACGCCACTCGGGTGGAAGCAGATTTCTTTCGCGGAGACAACCTGCTCGTAATTCGGGACAACGGGTTGGGCATGGATCGGGACGATTTCGAGACCCGCTGGCTCGCTCTCGGCACAGAAAGCAAAGTGGATGCGAATGACCCCTCTGCATCAGTGTGGACCGGTCCAGATAATCTGCCGCGAAGACCCGTCATGGGGGAAAAGGGCATCGGTCGCCTGGCGATAGCCACGATAGCGCCGATCACGTTCGTAATGTCCCGAGCCATAAGACCGGACGGCCACCGGGAATTGGTTGCCGCGCTAGTAGACTGGGAGCTGTTCGAACTTCCCGGTGTTGATGTTTCCGCAATCGACATACCCGTTGAAACCTTCCCCGATTTACCGTCGGTGGACGACCTTCGTCGAATGCGGTCCGTCGTTCACAAAAATTCGGAGGATATTCTTGCCGAATTTCCGGCGATCAAACGGAAAGGGATTATGGAGAAGCTCGATGCATTCGAGCTCGATCCGCCGGCGATCGACGAATGGTTCGCGACAGATCCCGAAGAAAATCGCGCGACCTTGAGCCTTCGGGGACAAGGTACGGGAACTCATTTCTTTCTTCAGCCAACTGACCCAATCCTAAAGAATGACATCGACGACAAGCCGGAACGCGGCGCCACGCCTCTCAAGCGTATGCTGCTCGGCTTCGGCAATACGATGTCGACCGAACGACGGCCGCCAATAATTGCCGAGTTTAGGGATCACTCACCGACCGGTGGTGTCAATGAACTTATTGGGCCCGGCATGTTTTTCACGCCCGAGGAAATGCGGCAGGCCGACCATCGGTTTCACGGCCGTTTCGACGAGTACGGCCAATTTTCGGGGACTCTGGAAATCTACAACGGCGAGCCGCAGCCCTATGTACTCAGTTGGTCCGAAGGGGGTGGCCGGGTGACTGATTGCGGTCCGTTCGATCTGCATGTCTCCTATGTTCAGGGGCTTGCATCCGAAAGTCTACTCTCGCCGGAAGCTCATAGAGAAATAATGTCAAAGTTGGATGAGCTTGGAGGGCTTTACGTCTACCGAGACGGCATTCGTATCCTTCCCTACGGCAATTCGGATTACGATTTTCTCAACATCGAGCAGCGAAGGACGCTGGCCGCAAAGGATTGGTTTTTCTCGTATCGACGGATGTTCGGTTATGTGGCCACGACCGTTGCGGATAATCCATCGCTAATTGAAAAAGCCGGTCGGGAGGGATTTAGGCAAAATAAGGCCTACCGCCAGTTTCGAGGTATTCTGGAGAATTTCTTCAAACAGCTTGCAGTCGATTATTTTCGACCGAATGCCGAACACGGTGAGGAATTCCGTGCTGAGCGTGAACGGCTCGACCGCCAGGCGAGGCTTCTCAAGCGGCGCCAGGGGCAGGTGGCAGAGCGGCGGCGGGAGTTCAGAGCCGCTCTTGGGAACGCACTCGACAGGTTTGAAGCTGGCGAACCGGAAAAGGAAGTCGCTGAAACTTTGAGCACTCTTGAGGAGCAGTTAAAGGCACTCCAAAACGCCGACGCCTCGACAGCGCGCGACGCCTCCTACTCGATTGAGCGGGAGACGCAGAAACGGTTTGATGACCTTGAAACATCGCTCACGATTGCGCGCCCAAGAACCTTCAGCCCGAGCAGGGCGGTGCTCAAGGCCTGGGAAGCATATGTGGAGAGATTCCGCGAATTCAGGGACAATTTCCTGGAGTTGGCGCGTGGTGAGGCATCGGAAAAGCTGGGCGCCTTCAGAAAGCAGCATTCCATTGAAGTTCGTCGAAGGGAACGGGCAGCCAGTGTTTTGGGGCAGGAAACGAAGCAGTCGTTGGCGGAGGTACGCCAGCTTAAGAAGCAGACCGAAGACGAGGTAAGTTCGATCGAGACATACATAAAGCGCGAACTGGCCGATCGGCTACGTGGATTTCAGAATGAGCTTGAGACGGTAATGAGCGAACTCCAGAGCACTGATCTCGACGCGATGGAGGAAAGCGAAGCCTTTGGCCGCCAACGGCGGTGGGAGCGCCAGGTTGAAGAAAGCCTCTCCGAACACAAGGAGATGCTGTCTGGTGTTCTAGAGCAATTGAGGGCTCTCAAACAGGACATACAGGACCGTACCGCTCCCGAAGAAACGACCGCCGCACTCGAAGCGCAAGTGATGGCATTGCAGGAGCAACTCGATCTCTACACCGATCTTGCCCAGGCCGGCGCAGCAGTTGGCATCATTGGGCACGAGATGGAAAATCTCGTTGGGGGGATTCGACGTGCGCTCCGCGAGATCAAGCCGTGGGCCGACGCCACTCCCGGTCTTCGGGAACCCTTTGAGAAGTTGCGAGTGAATTTCGATCATATCGATGGCTATCTGTCGCTGTTCGCGCCGTTGAGTCGCCGCGTCCGCCGCAGGAAAGGTGTTGTCACGGGCGAAGCAATCCAGCGCTACATTGGGGACGTCTTCGAGAAGAAGATGCGCGATGAATCGATAGAGCTGATCGTAACAAACGCCTTCACAATGCACAGAGTGGAAGGGTTCGCTTCAACTGTTCTGGCCGCCTTCGTCAACATCATCGACAATGCCGTATATTGGATATCATCCAGCCTGCATTCAGAACGTTGGATCAAGTTGGACGCCGACTCGCGCGGGTTCCTGGTCTCCAACGGCGGACCTGGTGTACCTTTGCGTATTGCGAATCGAGTTTTTGAGTTCGGGATATCGACGAAGCCGGGGGGGCGAGGCATGGGGCTTGCCATTTCGAGAGATGCGCTCGCAAAGGAAGGATTTCTTCTAACACTGGAGACCCAAGGCACAGATGCACATCCCGTGTTTCGAATCGCACAAATGGACGATGAAGGGCCGTCTGAATGACTGCGGGGAATTTCGAAAAGCACTGTCGTGCCATAGCCAGCGACTTCCTTCAGACTGTTGTAATTGTCGACAACCAGCCGGAGCCGGAGGCTAAGACTGTAGAGGGGCCGGCGACCCGAAGCCGAGCAACCTCGCCACTCAAGGCGGCGGCAAAGCCGCGCAAGGAGGCAGATGATACGGTCGCAGCCCAAGCAGAGACCGACTCGCACCGACTTGAGTATCGAACAGTTGCAAACGCCTTTGCGGCAAAAGGTCTTACGTGCGGCTCATTCTATCCCGATCAGGAGAAGCTGCGACGAAGCGAGATCGTAGAAACATCGGTCGATATTGCAAGGCATGCCGATGTTGCAATTCTCGATTGGCAGCTCGAGGACGGGAGTCCCGACGCGGCAATCGAAATCGTCGGCAAGCTGCTCAGCGAAGATAGAGATATCGGCGGGCGGCTTAGGCTGATAGCAATTTATACGGCAGCGACGCCGTTGGAGGACCAAACGAAGACGCTGAAAGACGCGTTGCCTGATCTTCCGCTCGTACAAACGAGCCCTGTAACACTTGAAGACAAGAATTGTCGAATTCGGTTCTTCAACAAGCCAACAATTGGAAGCCAGTACGGCGATGACACCAATGTGGTGGCATGGAACCAACTTCCGGATCGTGTCGAGCAAGAGTTTGCCGACTTCACGAAAGGCCTTTTGCGATCATTTGCACTTAAGTCCGTTGCATCGATAAGAGCAGATACTCATCGTATCCTGGCGCAATTTCCTCCTGAACTGGATGGGGCTTTTGCTGGGCAGCGAGCGTCGTTGCCCGACCCTGATGATGCTGGGCGCTTGATGAAAGACGTGATGCTTTCGGAGATTTCGAACTCGATTGAAACGATGGACGTGCCCTCTGCAACGCTTGGCTCGGTCGCCGCGCAGAAGTGGCTCGCCGACCAGTCAAAGTTGCACTCCCCAAAGGCAAATATTCAATTCAAACCTAAACCGGGCGGTCTGACGTACAACGAAAAATCCCTAAATATTGATGCTGTTGCAAGAAGGTATCTACTTAAGGCAGGCCTATCTGAAAAAACTGATGGGAACGGAACGCAGCTCAAGAAGATATTCTCTGCGTTTTATGCGGACAACGCTGAATCCGACAAAGCGCAGCGAAAATTTTCGATGCTTACAACTTTGGTCACGCACCCTGGGCGCGGCGGCGATCGGCTTCCTGTGCGCAAACCTATCCTCACCTTAGGAGTCCTTCTGGAAGAAGTGCCCGATGGCGATGGAACCGCGCAACGGCTGCTTTGCCTGCAGCCCCGTTGCGACTCGGTGCGGTTAACCAAGGAACGCGGGTTCCTGATGGTCGAGTTGGAAAAGGATAACAGCACTTTTGATCTGATAGTGATGGACGATCAAGAGCCGACCTCTTTTCGACTAAACCATAAGGACCCGAGGCTAACGACCATCGTTTTCAAACCATCCAAAACTGAGAAGGCTGTAGTGGCGGACAAATCCGATGGGGCTTGGGTGTTTTTGGACTCTCAGGATCGCAGGTGGCGCTGGCTTGGTGAAGTACGCGAGACCCAAGTTCTTAGCTATGTGGCAAAGCTCACGGGCAACTACAGCCGCATTGGCATCGATCAATCAGAATGGCTTCGCCTTCACTCCTCATAGGTTGACGTTATGTCTGGTTCCTCAAACCTATGCCCGCTTGGTTCGCCTATCGCCGTCGACCTTTTCAGCGGTTCGGGCTCGGTCACTGCTGCGTTGAGGTCTGTCGGCTTCCACGTGGCCGCAGCTATTGATATCGATCCAATCGCCGCCCTCACGTACAAGGCAAATCACCCGGAGGTTAGGTTTTACGAGGCGGATATTCGGAAAGTCTCGGCGACGAGCGTAAGAGATGAATTGGACGTCGAGGGAATCGATATGCTGACAGTATGCGCTCCGTGCCAGCCGTTCAGCTCGCAGAACAGAAAACGCTCGAGCCAAGATCGCCGCAGTCGGCTCCTATTGGAGGCCTTGCGTTTCGTGCACGCTTTGCGACCAGCAACGATTTGGATCGAGAATGTGCCTGGACTGGCAAACTCGACGGTATCGAGTCGGCTCGTTGACGGGCTCAAGCGCCTTGGCTACTCCGTGGGAAGCCCGCTTAAGGTCGATGCTGCCGATCTCGGTGTACCACAGCGCCGGATCAGGTTCGTGCTTGTTGCGTCGCGGAAGCAGTCCGTCGTTGACCATTTCATTGCGAACTCTGTTGTTCCGAGAGAGCGATCTAGTGTGCGCCGAGCTCTTCTAGGCTTGTCAAGGTTGAGTTCCGGTGACCGCGATATGCAGGATACTTTGCACGTTGCGCGCCGGCATGCCAAGATTACGCTGAAGAGGCTAGCTGCCATACCGAAGGACGGGGGGAGCAGGCTTTCTCTACCCGAAGACCTGCAGCTAAAATGCCACGCGAGGTTGGGCCCCAGCAGTTTCCCGGACGTGTACGGGAGAATGAGTTGGGATGATGTGGCCCCTACGCTGACAACCGGCTGCAGCGACGTTACGCGCGGCCGATTCGCCCACCCGGTTGAGGATCGAGCGATAACCTTGAGAGAGGCGGCACGATTGCAAACGTTTCCGGACGACTATTTTTTCTGCGGCAACCATTCGCAGATTGCAGCTCAGATCGGAAATGCGGTGCCGATGAAGATGGCGGTCGAGATGTTCAAAGCCCTGTCGCCGAAATTGGAACCTGAACAGGTACTCGCCCTACGACCCAGGCTAGACTAGTCAGTGGAAAAGCGCGCCCACGCATATTTGAGCGCGCTTTCGCAAGTAGATGACAATAGGGTCGACTCTCAGCCTTTTGTGACGGCGGTCCCCGCCTCTTTCTCGCCTGCCGAGCCCTTCACCCACTGCCAAGGCGTACGTGATTTGTGGGTCTTGGCGAGTTCGGGAAATTTCTTCGCATCGCGCACAGCAGCACGCAGGCGCTCGCGGCATTCGCGCGGGTCGAGCTTCAGTTCGGCGCAGAGCTGCTTGAGGGTGATGATTTCGGTGGTAGCCATGTGATCGTCTCCTTGGTTGGTTGGACGATCATTCCAATAAGACGACCTCGGAAGCCTTGTCAGGGAAAAGCCCGCGCCTGCTAGGGTTTGTTGTCACCGTCGATGGCCGCGATCACTTCGCCGAAAAGATTGGCAGGATCTATGCCCATTGCTCGGGCGAATGCTACGAACTCCACCACATCGATGCGGCGCTCATTGCCCTCGATTTTGGCCACATAGGATTGCGGCTTCCCGAGCCGGTCAGCGACCAACTGCTGCGTCAGCCCTGCCTTGCGCCGTGCTTCCGTCAGGATCGCCGTAAGGGCGCGATAGTCATCGGTGTGGATCGATTGGGCCAAGCGCTCACCTCGGTGGAGAGCGCAAGGGATAATCCTGTTTTAGAATAAGCCCATTTTGGGATATCGTGCTTGGGATCGATCGACAGGATCCCACATGCCTGAAGGCTTGGCCGACTACCTGCCCCTCATCATCGTCGCTGTTCTGTTCGGCTTGGTGGGCCTGTGGGAGTTTTGGCGCTTTCGCCTCAAGCCCTTGTTCATCCCCAAAGCCGACATCGATCGCATGGTCGATGTTCTGATCGCCGAGCACGGCGAGGGTGCGGAAGAGATTGCCTTCATCGAAGAGGACCGTGCGTGGCGTTACAGCGATACACTCAAGCAAGGTATCTGGCGTCGGGTCCGGCGCGAGCTATGGCGTCGGTACAATGCTGGCGAGTGGGAATAGCGCCTGTAATCAATCCAGCCGGGAGACAGGCTCAGGCGCGTGCGGCCGCGTTGTGTTGGTCCGTCTCGGCGCATAGGAGGGCCAGCAGCGCCCTTCGCATCGATTTCCGAGGCACCTAAGGGCGAACGCTTCAACACGCTTCCTGGGTCGATTGTGAGCGTCGTTACGCTGCCGGCGCTGTCAGCTCGCGTCCATGGGCGCTGGTGGGCCTCTTTCGACGCCCAGCGCATGCCTAAACACCCGCTTTGCGACCCACCTGTCACCCAGCGGGAGCAGCCACAGGAGAGGGGGAGATCGGACCTGTTGATTGGATTGGTGTTTGACGGACCAAACTCGCCCCGACAGTCTGATCAATCATCAGCGTGTCGATTGGGAGGGTGGATATGAACGGGGGGCATTTCGAACGAGCGCTATTCATATTGGGTGAGCAGAATACCGGGAAGAGCACACAGCTGCGGAGCATGTTCCTTGATTGGCGGTTGGGCAACAGCGGCAGAGTCCCAACGGCAAGAAATGTGAAGAATGCGTATCCCCTCAGCAACGAACGCTGGCTCTATTTGCGATTGTCCTCGCCACACGAAGCAGGCGAAACAACGGACGAATTTCTCGACAAATGCGCGGCTGAGATGGGCTTCAAGGTGCAAACCGCGCGTAGGTGGAATTTCGCAGGCGCACTCCAAATCACGGCGAGCGCAAAGTTGCCTCAAGGTGTTGAAGTTGTGAAAGCCTTTGCGAAGCGATTTGAGCCCGAGCGGATACGTGTTGTTGTTCTGTCTCCAGATCGGCACGGAAATCCACCAGCTGGCGGCCAAGACAAGATTACAAATGCGCTTCGATCAGCTGATGTTGAGGTGGTCATCGTTGATGCAACCTCTCGAACGGCCAACGGTCTCATGTATGCGGACTTCTTCGATTTTACATAGCGGCCACAAGGGGATGGGGGAGGTCGTTTTTTGTGCGCGACCTCTCCATGCTCGGACAAGCAAGGATGGAGACTGCCAAGGTTTTGGACCTGTAGCCGCTGCTGGGCGATCCGGCTTCTGGTGAATTCGATATATCAATTCGCGTACATGAATTCATATATCGATCAGTCCTCGGCATCTGCCTCCCCCAGCACCCATTGGGCATTCTTGCCCTTACCGACCTGCTCAATGCGCCGGACCTTGGCGAGCTCGGCCCGGACGATGTTGAGTGTCGCCGGTGAGGCGATTGACCGCGCCGTAGCGGCGAGTTCAAGCGCTTTCCACGAGGTTGGCTCCTCGGACAGGAACTCGAGTATGAACGCCTCTGCGGCCTGCGCCTCGCTGCTGGGCCTGCCGACCGCGTTTTTCTGGACACGGCAGACGTCGAAGTGATCGGCGTCGCTGAAACCAACGGGCTTCAGGAGCGGGACGTCCTCCCGCCCACCGCCGACCTTTTCGAAGATGATCGTGCGCCCCTTTTCGCTCTGGTTCGACTTGCCATGGGCAAGGGCGACGCGACTCTGATCGTCTGGGTCGGGACCGAAGAACAGCGCGGATCTGATGCTCGCCGCAAAGCCGATCGAGCCGACGATGCGATAGAGCGGGTTTTCGGTGCTGGTCTTGTTGAGGTGGGCAAGCCCGACAATCGCCGAGCCTGTGGTCTCAGCCATTTCGGTCAAAAGCGCCATGAACTCGCCGACCTCGTTCTGACGGTGCATGTCGCGCCCTCCGCCCATGTAGGCCGACAGCGTATCGACCACGACAAGGTCGGGCCGCCACTCCTCGATATGCTCGGCCAGCAGCTCTAACCGCTCGTTCGTAAGTGCCCGGAACTTGTACATTTGATGCAGGTTATCGAGGTTCACGCCGGCCTTGATCAGGCGATTGAGGACGACGCGCTGCCAATTGTCTTCTGCCGCAAGGACCAAGACCCGATTGCCGGTTGGCTTCTCATCGGACAGTGGCCAGTTCAAGCCGCTCGTAACCGTTGCCAAGAGAAGGGACGTCAGCAGCGACTTGCCGATGCCCGGATCACCGGCGATCAGCGTCATGCCATAGCGCGGAAAGTAGGGATACCAGAGCCATTCCATCGGCAGAGGATCCCGCTGGATGGGCGGCCCAAACAGCTCTTCGCGGGTTTCGCCATATCGGGAGCTGCTGCCGATTAGGTTGCGCAGTTCATGCTCGGGCAATGGCTCCTGACACGCTTGCGCGTTGGCGATCTTAATCATCTCGAGAATTGTACGCTCATCATCGATCCTGCGCCGGATGGCACATGCCGTTCGGAAAAGGACGTCATTACGTTGGCCCCGCTTGATGGCGTGCGTCGGTCGGCCACGCTTGGCCGTGACGGTGGTCCCCGCGTCTGCGCGCAATCTCTGAAGCGTGTCGGGTACTGGCGCCGCCGCGTCTGTCCGCGATCGAAGCCACCGATACCGAAACCCGCTCTCATGCACGCTTGGCGGGAGCATGGCATAGCGGTTGCTGCCGGTAAGGACATCCACCTCCTCGGCCTTGAACGCTCCACCCTCGTGCGTGCCGATGAAGTGATGATGATAGCCGCGCTTGGTTTTCACCTTCACGGTCTTCGGCAGCTTGAGGACATTGACGGCTCGCTTTCCCCTTGGGCCATCCACATCGACCACCGTGTGACCCTCAAGGGTTGCGGCGATGTTGGCCCTGGGATGCTTGCGCAGCGCTTTGCGGATCACTGCTATGTCCGTGGTGGCGCTTTTCGCCCCATTCGGGAAGAACTCGGCAATCGGATGCTTGCCCGCGTGTGAGCAGTCCCTCTTGCCGCATGTGCACCGACCGGCATCATCAATGCCGTGTGTGAGGATGAGTTTGAGGCCAGCCTTCAGATAGGCGCGGGCGGCGGCCATCGTGTCATGCGAACGCATGTCATCGGTCACGCGAAAGGTCATTCGCATATTGTGTTCCAATCGAATTGTCGGAGAAGGAAGGGGCTAAGGCGCCCCTCGACTAATAGGGATCGGCGTAGTGGTGATTGGCGCGCTCGGTGGCGCGGTCACTCAGCCACGCGTCGACCTCGGACTTGAGCCAGGCGACGCTGGTTCCGGCCATGCGGATACGGCGCGGAAAGCGGCCTGCGTGCTCCCACCTGAGGAGCGACGAGTTGCTGACTAGGATGCCTAGGCGTTTCAGATCGGTGCGGTTAAGCAGAATGCGTTCGGTGTTGATGTCGGGGGGCATGGTGATCTCCTCGGTTTGGCGTGTTGCGCCGGTGACGAGGAGGAGTGTGGCGGTTCAGGTCGGTCCGAAACAGCGACCAAAAACCTATGCGCGCGGTGATTAGGTTTCGGTGGTTGGTGGGGTCTTTCGAGGGCGCCCACCTTTATCCAGATCAGTTCCAGTTTCTCGCATCGCTGCGCGTCTTGCCCTCTTGAAAGCCCGTTCGGACAAACGTGGAAACTCGCGCCGAGCTTCGTCCCAAAGGAAGGCGGTGGGACGTACTCGTTCTCCGTTCCTGATCCGTGCCACAATCCATCTGCGGCACGCAGTTTCCGCACCAACGGTCGTCGCGGGCGATGTTTCGATCGCGTTTCGGATGAAAGCTTTCAGGTCGTCGGCGTTGATACCAGCGCGGATTGGCTCTCCGGCGAAAACCGAGAGGTTGATGCAATCCCGTTCGAGGTCGATCTTGAAGAACTCGCCAGCAGCTTCGATCGGTGTGAGCGGATGCTCGCGTTTATCCCCATACCAAAGCGCCTGAACCGTGCCGCTCTGAAGCGCTAGGCGAAGGTTGATGAGCGCGACGCGCCGAAGCTCAGAGTCGTTGTTGCGAACGCAATCGGCGTCCCAATCAGGGCCGAAGCTCTCCTGCCCCACAATCTGAAACGCCTCGACCGGCGAGACGAACATCTTGGTCGTTATCTCTGCCATTGGTCTTGTCAGCCGGATAGACGAGTTCCTCGATCTTCCTCGCCCATAGCTCCAGCGCCTCACGCTTTTCATCCAGATATGCATGGCGATTGTAGGTAGCTGCAACGCCGGAGACGATACCTGTCTTGTGGTTGAGGACGGCCTCTATGATATGCGGCTGGACGCGCATCATCGCCATGTTTGTTGCCATCGTCCGGCGCAGGTCGTGAAAGCGCCAATCTTCGGCGTCGAGGCCAACGGCAATATCAAGGCGTTCTTTCAGTCGCCCAAAGCCTGAAATGGGTGATGTGCCTGTTGTCGTGAACACCAGATCGCTTCCCTGAACCCTTGGAACGGATTTCAAGATCGAGATCACCAAGGGCGCCAACGGTACGATGTGCGAAGTGGCATTCTTGGCGCGCTTGGCAGGAAGTGTCCAAATGCCCTTGTCGAGATCAAGCTCGGGCCAGCGCATCCCTGCGACCTCACCACGGCGTTGACCTGTAAGGATGAGCAGTTTGAGAAGTGGTTCGAATGGGAAGCCTTCGGACGAGCCAGCATCGTATATAGCGATCAATTCCTGATCACCGAGCACACGATCACGCGCAATCTCCTTCGTGGGCGCTCTGAGAGCAGCCACGGGCGATGTCTCGATAATGCCGCGATCAATGCACCAGTTCATGAGCTTCTTGATCGCAGCCAGCGCCCGGTTCGCCCGTGTCGGTGCGCCACCGGCAATGATCGTGTCGAGCACGCGCACAACATCAGCACGTTTGATCTGGTCGATGGGGCGCGAGAACAGGGAAGAGAATTTAAGCAGCACGCGCTCGCTGCCCTTCCAGTCCTTGGTGCGCTGCTTGGCGTAAAGCTCGATGAATTGCGGCACCACTTCGCCCAGCGTCATCATGCGCTGTTCTTCCTCGTGTGGTGCCTTCTCGACATAGCGGCCAAGTTCGATTGAGCGGAGAATGCTGCGTGCCTTGTCGCGCGCCTCGTGCAGCGTCAGGATGGGCCACGAACCGATTTTGATCCGCTTCATATGGCCGTTGACGCGCTTGGAGACGTAAAACACCTTCCCACCTGTGGCCGACACACGCAGGTGCAGCCCGGGCAGCAATTGGTCATGCACCTCGTACCGCTTGTTGACGGCAGGCGGCAGCGCATCAATGGTCTTGGGTGTCAGGCGTCGTTTCATGACGCCGAAATTAAGATCGAAAGATCCGCGTGTCAGGGTATGGTTTGAGGCGTACTGCGACCGATGGTGTAATGGTCCGTGTGGTGCTGTGCGGTACTCGGAGAAAATATGTTCTTCACAGTAATTAAGAGTTGGGGCGAAGTTCCTGCAGATGCAAAGGATCAAGCTTTCTTACTCGTGGACAATTGGGATGACTGGTTCAGATTCCAGACAATGTTCACTCTATGGGTTTTTGATGAAGAGAGTAAAAGGCACCGGGTAGGCTCTGTTAAAATTGGCCAATTTGGCCTTCGCGCCTCTGGTCAGGGCGTTGAACCTGCGCCTGACGTTCGTTCCCCTGATATGGAACAAGCGTTTGATGAGCTGGATGATAGGTTCTTCTCTCTTGGTCAGGATGAGGACTACTACGAGACCCTCAACGGCCTCTCCAAGAACCAGCGGCAACGTGTACTTCTAGGTCTCCGGGACTGCGCCTTTGATCTGGAGATATTTGCTGCCGCGCGCTTTGAAAACGTGATGACGACGTCACTTCTTCGAAGTGTGAGCCCGAAAAGCGTTAAGGGACGGCTGCACCGACTGTCACACGGCGATGCAACACTAACGGAGTACAAGTTTAGCTACGCGTTCCCGGTGCAGAGCGAGGGGATAGAACCGCCGTCAATAAGGTTTGAGGTATTCCCAGAGTCTAGGCCACCGACGAATGTCCATGTGCTCATCGGTCGGAACGGCGTGGGCAAGACCCGTTGTATGCGGGGAATTGCCTTAGCGCTTCTTGGACGAACGCCCGAAATTGCTGACGATGCGGTGGGTCAAATCATTGAAGATGCTGCCGGAGACGAGTGGTCTTTCTCGGGGCTCGTGGTTACCTCCTTCAGTGCATTCGATGATGTGCCTCTGCGATCCTCTCCCGAAGATCCAATGCGCTGCGAGCAGGTTGGGTTACTTCAATGGCAAACAGACGCAGAGGACGGGGACTTTGTTTCGAGAAAAACCCCGCAGGATCTAGCGAGAGATTTCACGGAGAGCTTTTCGCTTTGCCGACAGGGTTTAAGATCAGAGCGCTGGCTCTTGGCTGTCCAGACCCTCGAGGCAGATGACCTATTCGCTGAGGCCAATGTTTCCGCGTTATTGGAAATGGATGATGATGCGTGGAGCGATGCTGCTTTCGGTCTCTATAGGAGGCTTAGTTCTGGTCATGCGATTGTCCTACTGACGATAACAAAATTGGTGGAACTCGTTGATGAACGCACGCTGGTCCTCTTGGACGAACCTGAGGGGCATCTTCATCCACCGCTTTTATCGGCCTTCATCAGAGCACTCTCCGACCTACTCGTTAAGCGCAACGGAGTGGCCATTGTCGCTACGCACTCGCCAGTGGTCTTGCAGGAGGTCCCAAGGTCCTGCGCATGGAAACTACGTCGCTCAGGCGCTGTATCCGTCGTCGAGAGACCGGTGGTCGAGACTTTTGGGGAAAATGTGGGCGTCCTAACGCGGGAGGTTTTCGGTTTTGAGATCACCAAATCCGGGTTTCACCGTATGCTTGATGATGCGGTGATGGTGCGCAGGTTGAGTTACGACCAGGCGCTTGAGCATTTTGGTGGGCAACTTGGTGCGGAAGCTCGAGCGGTGGTTCGGGCGTTAGTATCGAAGCGTGATGGTGAGGCTTGAGCTAGAATGCGTAAGCTTGATCGACCTACCGAGGTTTCGCGTGGCGTTCTGGAACTCTGCGCCGAAAGCATCCAAAATCCAGACTTAAAAGCGCGCCTCAAAGGAGCTGCAGACCACTTTGAGTCAGCAGAGGCGGCCTACCTAGGACGCGCTGCAATCGGCGCACTATTCCAGATCGCTCAAGCAGAAGTGGCCAATGGCGTCACGGCTGAAGAAATGAAACGAGTCTATAAAAATACATTTGTTAAGAGCAAAAAGACGCGTCCGATATACGATGCTATCAAGAAACTCCCCGCAAATGACATCTGCCCAATGTGTGGTCAACGAACGGTCGGAACTCTCGATCACTACCTTGCGCAATCTCTGCATCCTGCACTAGCTCTCTCGCCAGCGAACCTCTTGCCGTGTTGCGCCGATTGCAACAAGGCAAAACTTAACGCGCAGCCAACAAAAGAGGCCGAGCAAACGCTACATCCATATTTCGACAACGTGGACGATGGTGCTTGGCTGTACGCCGAAGTGTTGGAAGTAAGTCCCGCTGCGCTCAGATATGTTGTCAAACCCCTAAGCGATTGGTCGGCAGCAAAACAGGAACGAGTTCGGCATCATTTCACTGTTTTTGGTCTAGGTGCCCTATATGCATCTCATTCGGCAGTCGAGCTGGTGAATATCCAATATGGCTTGCGGCTCATATCTGAGCGCGGAACAGCTCAGGATGTTCGAGATGAGCTGCAACTCCGCTTTGAAAGCTGCCAAGATGCCCATCCGAATTCTTGGCAGACGGCAATGTATCGAGCGCTAGCGACCTCCGATTGGTTTTGTGAAGGTGGCTTTAGCTGAACTTCCGGCCGGTTTGCCGATGGGTTGCAATGGGGGTGCGTTTGCCGGTGGGCTTGAATGCGGCGCGTTGAAGTGTCTCGAGAAAGTTTGGCGCCCCATATCTAAATGGGATCAATCGGTCCGTGCGACTGTTTGAGTATGCACTGGGCAATCTGCTTCACCAACTAGCCTCATTGAAAATCCGCGTGTCGGTGGTTCAAATCCGCCCCCGGGCACCACTCCGCTTTCTCATCATTGAACATCGCTGAACAGGAATCATTGAAAATCAATGGTTTGCGCCTTTCGGTCTGACCATAGCTGCGCCTAGCCAACCCTTGAAGCGCGGGCAAATGTGGGTAACAGTTGGGATTGTTACCCAAACACCAAAACTTGTTACCCGCAATGGCCCTCTCTGATTTCGCCCTCCGCAAGGCCAAGCCACGCCCAAAGCAATATCGCATGAGCGACGGTGATGGTCTGCATCTCTTGGTCAGACCAAACGGCTCAAAGCTATGGCAACTGCGCTACCGGTTTCGGCAGAAAGAGAACGTGCTGTCATTCGGGCGCTACCCGCACGTGACGCTGGTTGAGGCGCGCCGCAAACGCGATGAGGCCAAGAGTCTCCTCGCCAACGGCATCGATCCGGCTGCCAAGCGCAAGGCTGACCGCATTGAAGCTGAGACCGCCGCACGGCAAACCTTCGGTCTGATCGCTGATGAGCACATAGAACGTCTCATCGCTACTGGCGCTGCCAAGACCACGTTAGACAAGGCCCGCTGGCTGCTTCAGGACTTGGCAAAACCACTGCGCGGCCGCCCAATTCGCGAGATCACTGCCGCTGAAATCCTTGACCTGCTCAAACGAGTGGAGATCAGTGGACGCCGCGAGACCGCGCGGCGGCTGCGCGGAACCATCGGCACGGTCTTTCGCTTAGCCATCTCTACCCTGCGAGTTGACACCGATCCCACCCAAGCGCTCCACGGCGCGCTGCTGCCGCCGTTGGTAAAAGGCCGCGCGGCCATCACTGACGAGGGCGAGCTGGGGGCGCTGCTTCAAGCGATCGACGAGTATGACGGCTGGCCCACCGTGGCGGCCGGTCTCAAGTTCCTGATGTTGACCTGTGTCCGTCCAGGCGAGGTGCGGCACGCACGCTGGGATGAGTTTTATCTTGAGAAAGCCGTTTGGCGCATTCCAGCTGAGCGCATGAAGATGCGCCAGTCGCATGATGTTCCGTTGTCCAAGCAGGCGTTGGCTGTCCTCAACGACATCCGGCCACTCTCAGAGGGAGCAGAACTGGTGTTTCCATCCATCCGCACGCAAAAGAAGCCGCTGTCGGAAGTTGCCTTCAACGCCGCGCTGCGGCGCATGGGCTATGGCAAGGACGAAGTGACGGCACATGGCTTCCGCGTTACTGCCAGCACCATCCTCAATGCGCGCGGATATGACCCTGACGTGATCGAGGCTGTCCTGGCTCACCAAGACCGCAACGCTATCCGCCGTACCTACAACCGCGCTACCTACTGGGACCAGCGCGTGCGGTTGATGCAGGAATGGGCCAACCTCTTGGACAGCTTGGTGGCTGGCTGATCAAACAGTGACGGGTTCAGAAGAGGAATCGATAGCAATTTATCAGCACTCGAATATCACCGTAGAATGCGTTTTGATCTTTAGAAAACAACCTATTCGTATCCCGAAAGCATTTAGCTTTGGAAGTTCGAGTCTTGAAGGCTCACAAACAGCCGTACTTGAGTGATCCTGTCCAACTCTTACGTACTGGCGGATCGACAAAATAAGAGGTTAGCCCCCGCTCAAATGCGGCAGTACTGAGCACGGCGTGCTGAATCACGTAGGATTATATAATCATCAGTCAGATCTCACAACTTCGAGATACTGAAAACACAGGCACCTCACGCGTCAGCGAAGACGATTAGAATATTCATTGGCATGTTATTACCGCCTGAAAACTAAAGACACAATGGCAGGTGTCGACACCAAGATAATTGTTATTCCAAGTCCAAAAACAGTCCAAAACTTATCGTAATCCAACAAATCAACATTCATACTAGCTAAGTCAACATTCATTGTCCCCATTACATTTAAAATCCAAAGCAAAATAATAACCTGAAACGCAAAAGCAAAAACCGCCGTGAAAATCATATTTAGGTTCCTAATTCGATGTTTCAAATCCAATATAAGAAGCCTTTTATCATCAAGCTCTATCTGCAATCCGATGCGCCGACTCCTTTCCACGGTTTCTTGTGCGGGCGATGACCAGAGAGCAATATCGTATACTTCTGGACCAGACTTGTAGCCAAGCTTCCAGGACCTATAAGCCTCGACCAACGCCATCAGAAAAAACACTGTGACATAGCTGGTATGAAGAAAACTACCATCATCTAGTGCCTGCTTTTCGTCGCACATCCAACGCAAAGCCTGAAATACAGAATGGTTTTGAGGGGAAATTCCATCCATCATACTCGTTACCCGTAGATACCCGTAAAGAGTTCCGCATGTGTCTGCCACGCCACCCCATGTCGCATCAACTTGGTTCGTTTCGATATACTGAAGTGCACTAAACAGCGATCTCCGAACAGCTTGAAAAAGTCCAGAGTTCGATTCTACACATTGATCCTTGTGCAGATCTACGTAGGCTGCCAAGCCTTCGATTACTTCAGCGGTATTGAAGCAATCAACCCAGTAGCTGACATCGATAGTGCCGTCTGAAAGCTGCTGTTTTTGCGTCTGTTCCATGCCCAGCAGCACACGAGCAATCCTATCGATGATCCCCTCGCCATTCTCTAGATGAATTTCGCTTTCAATCTTTCCTAGAAGTTCTGGATGCGATCGCGACATCAAAGAAAGGGTATGCAGCACTTGGGCAAGGTCTGGAGGACCTGCGGGGTACCTTACATCTCGATCCCATTGAATGGCGGTCTCCACAAGCCATCGAACTGAATTTTCACGTATTGATGCGATGTTCGTTTTGTCGTGAGCGCTCCAGGATGATTCCAACTCCTTCTCGGCTTTTAGAAGAAGTCGGCAGCAAATCGCTGTGTCCCAAGTTACACCATCCCAACTGCTACGACCGGAACCGACTGATTCCGCCCTAGAAATCAACCAACGAATAGTCTGGACGCACTTTTCACGTGCCATCGTAGAGTCAAAGTTGGGAGGCGTCGCATCGAAATCAAAAATCGAGAACATCGCTTCCACAGCGAGTGCACATTCCCAATGGCTTCCGCTTATCTGCGGAAGAAGATAAGCGCTAGATTTCTCTCCCAAGAACCAATTCGCTGCCGGCACAATAAAGTGTGCAAGAAGCTCATCTCTGAAAGGACTCTGTCCGAACTGATAGAATTGAACCGGCATTGGTTCTCCTAAGAAGGGAACGGGTCAAAAGCGTCACATGCAGACGCGATGTCCCGAGAAAGCTCCGCTACGCGTGTGCCAAGTCTGGCTCGACAAACTTTTGCTTTGGCGGTCCACCTAATTAGCGGAGCAAAATCACCATCGCTAATACAAACTCGTACAACCAGTGGGAGTGAGTCTAGTAGCATACACGCATAGACGACTTCATCGGTTTTATCCCATTTAACGACATCTGGATCGCCCCTCTCTTCAATCGGAAAACGGAGTTTCAGGTTCGTAGTGGGGCGCGCTGTCAGGTACCTGGCAATCAACCATTGTACGTTTCGTTGCGAATAGAAATCCAAGTTATCAACGAGATGGAAACGTCCGGCGCGAACACTATCCAACTCTCCATTACAAAAGACGTCTCCTACCGGCACAACCTGCAGCGCATCAGTTGGCCTTTTTCGAATGAAGCACGCATAATCCCTGGCCTCCTCTAGGATCGCTCTTTGTCGAGCCGACGCTACGGAGACGACATAGTCCGCCTTCTGAAGTAGATAGCAGTAATAGATGACCGACCATTCCAAGTAAGTCAGGTTTCCCGGCTTTGACGCAGTTGTTGGCAACGAAATCCGGACATTGGGCCTTCGTCCTGCCGCCTGTAATAACTCGCCATAGCTACAAGACTCTAAGAGGTCTGCGTCTCGGTCGAAACGGTCGATGTGAACTCCCGCCGTACTCAACGTACTGCGCCAACCAGCAATGACATCTAGAATCCAATTTCCATATCCCGGGCGGCGAATTCCGCTCGCCCCGAGCGGGAACAACCGAGTGGCATCTTTTCGCGCCTTTCTTTTGCTGATACCATCTTCCATCAAAAGTGCTTCAGCAAAAATCAGTCCTATTGTGTGATCGCCCTTGCCAAACGCAGTTTTAGTTGACGTATAGCTACCGCGCCGCAACTGCGCCTTCACCAAATCAACCTGGCGCGCGGAGTCTTGTACCCAAAAATGAGCCTGAACATCGTTGCCCAAAAAAACCAGAGCGCGACGGAACCATTCACCCACCACACTCAATCTGAAAGTCGCTAGATTCAGCGGATAAACGGGTAAGAGGCTCGTGTGTTCAACAATTAGACGTTTAACATCTGATTGCTCTTTAAGGCGTAGATCCAAATAAAGGTCTCGTATACGGCGATCAAAAACAATGTTAAAAAAGCGCCCAATGCGATTAGTGGACGCGACGTACTCTGAATTACGTAGTGCGTCCAGGAATTCGTAGTCCCTGTCGTCATCGAGGATCAATGTGAGGCTGATGCCGTGCCGAGAAAGGTACTCAACACCAGTTACGTGTGCTCGTACTTGATCGATGACCGCGCAACGTTCAAAGAAAAGACGTCCCAGTGCCCCAACTCGGAGCTGACCAAGTTCGCCGATTGATCTAAATGACGCCCAGACCATCTAGAATTAAGGCCAAGAAAAGAATTCACCAGATTTGTCAATCCAGATTGTCTTTAGTTTGGTATATTCATCAATAGCGGAAGTCCCATATTCACGGCCAAAACCGCTCTGATTGAAACCACCCGCCGGTGCGCCAGGATGCTCGGCAAAAGTCGTATTACACCAAACTATTCCGCAGTTTATGCGATCGCCTACGTTTACGAGACGTTTGCTTGAAGCAGTCCAAATGCTTGCAGCAAGTCCATATTTCGTACGATTTGCGATCGTCATAGCTTCTTCGTCACTCTCAAACGTATTAACAACAAGAACCGGACCAAAGATCTCATCCGTAAACAACTTATAGTCTATCGGAACATCTACAAATACGGTTGGCTCGACATAATACCCTGATTCAAACCCTTCCGCCTTTCCACGCCCTATTATTGGTTCGAATCCATCCTCCTTCGCGTCGGAAATGTAGCCGCACACAGTGTCAAACTGTGCCTTTGAAATCAAAGGACCCACTACCGTATCTTCATGTAGTGGGTTACCTACGTGGATACGATCGATCCTCTTCTTCAGTCCATCAATGACTTGGTCCAAAATTGCCTTATGTACGATCAATCTGGTTCCAGCGGTACAAGTCTGCCCTTGATTATAGAAGATAGAAAATGTTATTCCATTAAGCGCCATCTCCAAGTCAGCGTCATCAAAGACGACGAATGGCCCCTTGCCGCCAAGCTCCAGTACCGCACCTTTCAGGTTGCTTTCGGCTGAAGCTATCAATATCCGCCTTCCGGTATCGGTACTGCCAGTAAACGATACCTTTCCGATATCCTCGTGCCGGGTAATCGCCTCGCCGGTGATTTCACCAGGTCCAGTCAGGACATTCACGAGCCCGGGCGGAACCCCATCAAGGTCCTGAAGGATTTCGGCCAAGCGTAGCGTCGTCAACGGAGTCTCTTCGGCAGGCTTCAAAATACAGCTGTTCCCCATCGCAATAATCGGGGCAACCTTCGCAGAAGCGTTGAATAATGGGTAGTTCCAGGCTGTGATGGCGGCTATTACGCCGTAAGGCACCCGCTTTGTGTAGCATAGTTTGTCATTCTGTACGGGAATTGTTTGGCCAAATATCTTGTCGGCCAAACCTCCAAAATAGCGGAACATATTTGTGGCAGCATGAATGTCTTCCTGGCAATCCGGAAGCGGCCGACCGCCATCCAAACAATCGAGATTTGCGAGTTCTTCTCCATTAGCCTCGATGGCGTCGGCCATTGCAGTGACGATCTGCCCCCGGCGGCTTGGATCCAATGCCGCCCATTCTTGTTGTGCCGAAATAGATGACTTAACGGCTGCATTGACATCTGCGGTGTTCGCCAATGCGACGTTACAGATAACTTCCTCTGTGGCGGGATTAACGTTCGGAAAGGTGCGCCCGTCAGTTGCCGAGTTAAATTCCCCACCAACAAACAATTCGTTGTTGATTTTCATAACGCTATTCTCCCATTTTTCAGTCCAAATGTCACCACTGTGCAGGTACAGTCGTTTCTACCGAATAAAGGATAGGGCCATCATGGATTGACGAGTCTAGTTTTACAAAGCCCGATCTCCTTCGACCCCCAAATGGAACATGCGCGTCCTCCGACTCGTTGCTAATCACGGTCTCCGTCTTTGTGACATGGGGGTAAAGGCACAAAATATCAGACGAGTAAGAGCCGCAAATGGTCACACCAAACATGTATTGAAAATCGAGCGCACGATCTAGTTGATGATAACTATCGAAGCCAGCGACCGTAAAGACCGGTGAAAACTTCTCAGAATTTACAATCTCCGAGTCTATAGCTGCGTATGCGAGCGAGGGATAAACTAAGGCACCCTCTTTTCTGAATGGGATAATCCAATCTGCGTGCGACGCACGATTTGCGATCGCTTGCGCAGAATTCGCGATACCACCAAGTAGAGGGTTGATGTCAGCATTTACGTCACCAAAGTCACCTACTTTTAGACTCAGTATTGCAGACTCTAGAGCATTTAAAAGGCTATCACATAGCGTATGGTGAACGAATATCCTTTCAGTGCATAGGCAATCTTGACCGGAATTATATATTTTGCTGTCTACGATCAACCGGGAGACATGATTCATGCCAATAGAGTCTAATGCATCTTTATCTACCACGAATGGATTAATTCCAGAGCCGCAGTAAATTAGCCGTTTGTTCGGTGGGAAATCTGACATCAAGCGAGTGACGTTGTCCCAATTGCCAGCAAAGATGAGCCCCTGGACCTCATCGCTTCGGGATGCCTTTTGAATGAAATCCTTTCCGGAGCCTTCGAAGATAGTCAGCCCTAACTCGTCTGAGATCTCCGGAAATAGGTGAAGTATTGCTATCACAACATCGCGCGTTATTGCCGATGGCCTTATGATGACACGATTTCCACCAATCAGCGGACCGAATGAATAAAGTATAAGGGAGTATAGGGGATTATTGAAAGGAAGGGACACAAGAACCGTTCCAATTGGTTCCCGTTCCTGAATCATATCCAGTTCACGGTGATAGGTCCGCAAAGCGCGAACCGACTTCTCAATTTCGTCTTCGGCTGTAGCGGCCGTCTCGACAGTCATAAGGAGGGGAAGCAATGAGGACTTGTTGGTAAGGATTCTCTCCCCAAGCTGGCTAAACAAACGGGCGTAGTTCTCTCGAATCTCGCGAATGTCATTACGTGTTGACACTAATAATTCGCCTCGATCATCCGATTGCAATAAGGTCTGAAATGTTAGCTGGAAAAATTGTAATAGGAAAGGGCGATTTCATTGTGCTAAGAAAAAGGGCTGGTCGAGCCTCGTTCGGGAGGACGATGGTAAACAAAATGAGCTCCGTTGTACCCAGAAATGGCATTGATAAGGCATTGATTCTGCTCCGATAATTTAAGTAGCGTTAGAAATCCAAATCTGTGAGATAGGTAGATTGTCTGTTTGCGTGTTTGACCTGCGACCCTGAATCTCCTCCAATAATGAGTAGAGTTCGTCTCGACAAGGAGACGACACATGAGACGCTCACGTTTCACCGAGGCACAGATCATCGGCATGATTAAGGAGCAGGAGGCCGGAGCGCCGACTGCGGATGTCTGCCGCAATCACGGCATCAGCACG